AATGTTACCAACGCTTTATTTGTTGGATCTACTGCAGAATTGTCCAAACTTTTAAAGAATTGACTAACTCAAGAAGATAAATAAAAATAAAAAGCCAAAATTGAAGCCTCATCGTTCAGTTCAACAGATTGCAAAGAAGCATCGTCTTGATGTTTCTTTTATTCAAAAACAACTGGATATGGGCGAACCAATTGAACATGAGCATACTAAAGATCATACTCTTGCAATGGATATTGCTCTTCAACATTTAGATGAAATCCCAGATTATTATACTCGTCTTAAAAAAATGGAAGCATCTGCAAAAAAAGAACATAAAAAGTTCAAGGATGTAGTGAAAGAAGATGCTGGGAATGATGATATGGATTCTCCTATACATATTCCCCCTACAAATGGAGTACATATTGAATATGATAAAAGATATTGCCCTAAATGCAAAAAAGTGCAAACAAGAAGCGAATGCAAGTATGGTCCAACATGTTGGGACATATTCTCAATACCTGCAAAATTAAAGGAGGAAGTCATGAAAAAAGAAAAAAGATATTGTCCTTTATGTGATAAGAGAGAAACACGTTCGGAATGTTCATATGGAGAAAAAGCATGGGATAAAGTTTCTGTAAAAGATCATGAATATTCAATGGCACGCTCAGAACTTGATACTTTAATGAAAGCAGCACAAAGAATTAAAAAGAAAGTTGGTAAAGGCGAAGGAAATTTAGAAGCATGGGTTCAATCCAAAATTACTAAAGCAGCAGATTATATCGATACCGCAGCAGATTATATTGATAGTGGAGAAATGGAAGAAGCAGCAAATCCTGCTCAACAAGCAGCAATTGCAATTAGTAAGAAAAAAAGATTAAAATCTGAAAGTGTAAGTTTTGAAGTCAATTCTAAAGATCTTAGAACATCCAAAAGATCTACAGGTATTAGAAATCTCTCTCAAAAAGGTGCTACTGAAGGAGAAAGAACTGCAGCACAAAATAAAAGAACAGAACCACAATTAATTAGTGGTAGAAAAGTTCCTGGATTGCAAACTCAACAAATTAAAAATATACATGCAGAATTTGAACCTCGTCTTGTGGATAAAATTCTTGCAGAGTTAGAAGAAGGCAATAAAAAAGGTTTATGGGATAATATCCATGCCCGCAGAGAAAAAGGATTGCCACGCAAAAAACCTGGACAAAAAGGATATCCAAAAACTCTTGATATTGATGAAGATCTTGCACAAGCACGTAAAAATGTAGGTGCTAATAAATGCTGGCCCAACAAAAAAGTAAATCCAAATAAACCTACAAAAATGAAAGGTGGGACAGAAGTTCCAAATTGTGTTCCTGCAGAAAGTGTAACAATTGAAGATGCAAATGGCAACTTATATGCCGAAGTTGTAGATTTAATTAAACCAGAACCAATGGCATCTCCAAAGAGCACTTTTATGGCAAATAATGAACTTGAAGAAGCAACACGCCTTCAATCAGAAACTGGAAATATTATTGCAGTTATTTTAAGTTGGAGAGGAAAAACATATTCAATTAGAATGTTCTTTCCACAAGTTGGTATGCCATCCAAAAAGGACGTAACTTCTGAAATTCAAAAAGTATATCCTTCAGCAATTGTACTTCAATATAATGTTTCAACAATCCAACCAGGAATGCCTCTAATTCAAGTTGTAAATTCTAAATCAAAAAATTATCTTTTAAATAATGGAACTATTGGAGAAGAGAATATTGAGGAAGAAGGTCCTGTATTATCTGTAGGTAGAGGTGAAAAACTTTCAGTTAAAAGAGGTGGAGGACTTACTCAAAAAGGTAGAGATAAATACAATCATGCCACTGGCTCACACCTTCAAGCACCTGTAACTGGTAAAGTAAAACCAGGAAGTAAAGCAGCACAACGCCGTAAGGCTTTTTGCTCTCGTAGTAGAAGTTGGCACGGAGAAAGAGGATTAGCAGCAAGAAGACGTTGGAAATGTTAGTATAAAAGGTTTTTATTATGGCTGATGACATTTATCTTGGTAATCCAAATTTAAAAAAAGCAAATACTTCGATTGAATTTACTCAAGAACAAATTCTTGAGTTTATGAGATGTAAAGATGATCCTGTTTACTTTGCAAAAAATTATGTAAAAATTGTGACTTTGGATCATGGGCTAATGCCCTTTGAGTTATATCCATTTCAAGAAAAACTAGTTAATAATTTTCATAGACATAGATTTAATATCTGCAAAATGCCAAGACAGACTGGTAAATCTACCACTGTAGTGTCTTTTCTTTTGCATTATGCAGTCTTTAACGATAACGTAAATATTGGTATTCTTGCAAACAAAGCAGCAACGGCAAGAGAACTTCTTGACAGACTTCAAACTGCTTATGAAAACTTACCCAAATGGATGCAACAGGGTATCATCTCTTGGAACAAAGGTTCTCTTGAACTAGAAAACGGATCCAAAATTCTTGCTGCCTCTACATCAGCAAGTGCCGTTCGAGGAATGTCATTTAATATCCTATTCCTAGACGAATTTGCTTTCGTTCCAAACCATATTGCAGATTCATTCTTTGCATCCGTTTATCCTACTATTACTTCAGGTAAAAGTACCAAAGTAATTATAGTTTCTACCCCACATGGTATGAATCATTTCTACCGTATGTGGCATGATGCTGAACGTGGAAAAAATGAATACGTATTTACCGATGTTCATTGGAGTGAAGTTCCAGGTAGAGATGAAAATTGGAAGAAGCAGACAATTGCAAATACTTCTGAACAACAATTTAAAGTTGAGTTTGAATGCGAATTCCTTGGATCAGTTGATACACTCATTTCACCATCCAAACTCAGAACCCTCGTGTACGAGCATCCTAAGACTCGTGGCGGAGGTTTGGATGTTTATGTGGATCCAGAAGAAGAACATGATTATTTAATTACTGTAGACGTTGCTAGAGGGGTAGGAAATGATTACTCTGCATTTATCGTAGTAGATATAACACAGTTTCCCCATAAAGTTGTTGCAAAATATAGAAACAATGAAATTAAACCAATGCTATTTCCAAGCATTATTCATGATATAGCAAGGAGTTATAATAATGCATATATTTTATGTGAAGTAAATGATGTTGGAGATCAAGTAGCAAGTATTCTTCAATATGATTTAGAATACAATAATGTTTTAATGTGTTCTATGAGAGGAAGAGCTGGACAAATTGTTGGACAAGGATTTTCTGGAAAGAAAACTCAACTTGGAGTTAAAATGTCCAAAACAGTCAAAAAAGTCGGTTGCTTAAATTTAAAAACAATGGTTGAAGAGAATAAGCTTCTTTTTAACGATTATGAAATTATGAGTGAACTTACAACTTTTATTCAGAAACATAACTCTTTCGAAGCAGAAGAAGGATGTAATGATGATTTGGCAATGTGCCTAGTAATCTATGCATGGTTAGTTGCTCAAGATTATTTCAAAGAACTTACGGATCAAGATGTAAGGAAAAGACTCTATGAGGAACAAAAAAATCAAATTGAACAAGATATGGCACCGTTTGGATTTGTTTCGGATGGATTGGAATCAGAAAGTTTTGTGGATCAAGAAGGAGATAGATGGTATGTGGATGAGTACGGTGATCGCTCTTACATGTGGGAATATATGTAAATTAATATTTTAATAAATATTTTTTAGATAAACTGTGATTTAGGAGAAAAACATGGCGACTCCTCAATTATCTCCCGGCGTACTTACGAGAGAGGTTGACTTAACTGTAGGAAGAGCAGATAATGTATTGGACAATATTGGTGCAATCGCAGGTCCCTTTCCAATCGGACCTGTTGATTACCCAATTGATATCCAAAATGAGCAAGATTTAATCAATACTTTTGGAAAGCCAATCTCAACAGATGGTCAGTACGAGTATTGGATGAGTGCAGCATCATATCTTTCTTATGGTGGTGTTCTTAAGGTAATTAGAACTGCTGGTTCAACCTTACAGAATGCTAATGCAGCTCCTGGGGCGGCATACACCACTATGACTGGTGATTCAAGAGTTGATAACTACGATGATTATCTTAATAATCATTCTACTGCATCAAACTTCTTATACGCAGCAAAAAATCCTGGATCTTGGGCAAATAATTTAAAAGTATGTTATATTGACGATCTTGGGGATCAAATTCTTGGGTTAGGAACCTTTACTCCAGCAGGGATTGGAGCTACGGTAGGAACTGCAGTATCTACATCTCTTACCGGTGTGGTTATTCCAGGGGTTGGTGGATCTTTCACTGGATATCTTAAAGGAATTGTTACTGGAATCTCAACCGTTACTAATAACAGCTCAATTACAGTAAAAATTGTTTCTAGAGTTTCTTCAGCTGGAACTGAGACGAATGTTACTTATGGTTCTGGTAACTCATATTCAGCTTTCTTAGCAACAGGTAGTGTTACTCTTACTAATCCTGCAGGAGTTGCTGGAACATTTACGCCAGCAGTAGTAAGTGATTGGTACGATCAGCAAACTTTATCACTTACCAATTCAACGATTTACTGGAAATCAATTGCATCAAAACCAGTAACTACAAAATATACTACAGATAGAAATGGAAGAAATGATGCTCTTCATATTGTAGTCGTTGATGATACTGGCAGTATTACAGGAAATCAAGCAACGATTCTTGAGAAGCATCTTGGATTATCAAAATCTCTTGATGCTGTATCTGCAGTAAGTTCTCCAAATCAAATTTGGTATAAGCAATATCTTGCAGATTTCTCTTCACAAATTTATGCAGGTGGAGATCCTTCTGCTGCATCGGATGCTTATTGGGGAACAACTCCAACAGCAACAGCATTTTCTTCTGGAAACACCCCATATACAACAGCACAAGGACTTTGGGGACAAAATTCTCAGGGAACAGTCTTTAGTGCAATAGGAAATAAAACCTATACTTTGACAGGTGGTGTTGACTATTCTTCTGCAGGAGGAATGACAGCAGCTCTTGGAGACATCCAAAACTCATACAATCTTTTCAGTAACAAAGATAACATTGAAGTTGATTATTTGATTATGGGTCCTGGACTCAGTTCAAAATCAGATTCTCAGAATAAAGCAAATTATATTATGGGAATTGCTGATGCAAGAAAAGATTGTATGGCAGTCATTGGACCTCATAGAGCAGATTTAGTTGGTGTCACAAATTCTACAACACAGACAACTAATTTACTTTCATACTTTAACGGAATTAATTATTCATCATCATTTGCAGTATTTGATAGTGGTTATAAGTATACCTATGATAGGTTTAATAACAAGTATGTATATATTCCATGTAACGCTGATGTTGCAGGATTAATGTGCAGAACAAATATTATCGCATTCCCATGGTTCTCTCCTGCTGGACAGCAAAGAGGAATTTTAAATAATGCAGTTAAACTTGCATATAATCCAACTCAAGCACAAAGAGATCAACTCTATACTGCAAGAATTAATTCTATTGTTTCAAAACCAGGAGTTGGTACTTTATTATTTGGCGATAAGACTGCTCTCGCATACGCATCTGCATTAGATAGAATCAATGTTCGTCGCCTTTTCTTAACGATTGAACAAGCTCTGCAAAAATCTGCAGAAGCTCAATTGTTCGAATTGAACGATGAACTGACAAGAGCAAACTTCAAAAATATTGTTGAACCATATCTTCGTGATATTCAGGCAAAGAGAGGACTTTACGGATTCTACGTTGTTTGTGACACAACTAACAACACTCCCGATGTTATTGATAACAATGAATTTAGAGCTGATATCTTCCTGAAACCAGCTAAATCTATTAACTATGTTACACTTACATTTGTTGCTACTCGAACAGGAGTAAGCTTCGAAGAAGTTGTTGGTAGAGTTTAATTTAAATTAACTAAACAAAGGAGGATTAAACAATGGCAAACACTATTCAGGATTTTAAATCAACTCTAAGAGGAGGTGGTGCTCGTCCCAATCTATTCGAAGTTATTTTAACGGATATGCCTGGAGGAGGACAATTTTCATCTGCAGATTTTAGCATTCTTTGCAAAGCTGCTCAACTTCCTGCATCAACAATTGCATCTATTGATGTTCCATTTAGAGGAAGAATTTTCAAAGTTGCTGGAGACAGAACATTTGAAACTTGGAACGTAACCGTTATTAATGATGAAGATTTTAAAATTAGATCTTCAATGGAAAGATGGATGCAATACATCGGACAATTTGGAGATGGAAGTGGTTCCACAAATCCAAATGATTATATGAGATCGGCAACTGTTAGACAGTTATCAAGAAATCCTTCTTCTACAGGCAATACTGCTTTTGGTGGTGGATTAAAAGTTACTGCACAGTATAAATTCTACGATATTTTCCCAACAAATATTTCAGCAATTGATCTTTCATATGATACTGCTGATACAATTGAAGAATTTACTGTTGAATTCCAAGTTCAATACTGGACACCATTTTCTGGGCAGAACTAATTTAAGCGGATAAATAGATAAAAGTTTAATATTAATAATGGCGAAACTGTTTGGATTTTCTATTGAAGATGGGGGTGATAATATACTTCCACCCTCAGCTCTTTCTCCCGTTCCCCCCAATAACGAGGATGAATCTGATTATTATTTAACTAGCGGTTTTTTTGGATCATATGTAGACATTGAAGGCGTCTATAGAACTGAATTTGATTTAATTAAAAGATATCGTGAAATGGCACTTCACCCAGAATGTGATAGTGCCATTGAAGATATTGTAAATGAAGCAATTGTATCGGATACAAATGATACTCCAGTATCAATAGAACTTTCCAATTTAAATGCCAGCGATGGCATAAAGAAAAAAATTAGAGAAGAATTTAAATATATTTTAGAACTTTTGGATTTTGATAGAAAATCTCACGAAATTTATAGAAATTGGTATGTTGATGGTAGATTATATTATCATAAGGTAATTGATTTAAAAAATCCTCATGCAGGGATTCAAGAATTAAGATACATTGACGCAATGAAAATGCGTTATGTTCGACAACAAAAGCAGACAGAAAAAACAAAAAATCAATATAGATTGGCGAATGTAAATAATGATGATCCAATGAGTTATGAGTTTCCTGAAATTGAGGAATACTTCATTTATAATCCAAAAATGACATATCCTACTACCAATCCATCATCATTGGGTGGTACTGGTGGGATTAAATTTGCTAAAGATGCAATTACATATTGTACATCTGGACTTGTAGATAGAAACAAAGGATCAACACTTTCATATCTTCACAAAGCAATTAAATCACTTAATCAATTAAGAATGATTGAGGATTCTTTGGTTATCTATCGTTTATCAAGGGCACCAGAACGCCGTATTTTTTATATTGACGTAGGTAACTTACCTAAGGTTAAAGCAGAACAATATCTTCGTGATGTTATGATGCGTTATCGTAACAAACAGGTATATGATTCATCAACTGGAGAAATCCGTGATGATAAAAAATTCATGGCAATGCTTGAGGATTTTTGGCTCCCACGTAGAGAAGGTGGTAGAGGAACTGAAATTTCAACACTTCCTGGCGGACAAAATCTTGGAGAAATTACAGATATTGAATACTTTAAGAAAAAACTTTATCGTTCATTGAATGTTCCTCCTTCAAGAATGGATGGAGAAGGTGGATTTAATCTTGGACGTTCATCAGAAATCCTTAGAGATGAAGTTAAATTTAGCAAATTTGTTGCACGTTTAAGAAAAAGATTTTCAGTAATGTTTAATGATATACTGAAAACTCAATTAATTCTTAAGAATATTATTACTCCAGAAGATTGGAATATAATGGATGAGCACATCCAATATGATTTCCTTTATGATAATCATTTTGCAGAACTTAAAGATGCAGAACTTTTAAATGAAAGATTGAACATGGTTCAAGTTGCAGAACCATATGTTGGTAAGTATTTTTCACAAGATTATATAAGACGCAAAATTCTTCGTCAAACTGATGAAGAAATTATTGAACAAGATAAAATTATGAAAAAAGAAATTGAATCTGGTATTATACCAGATCCAAATGCACCTGTTGATCCACAAACCGGATTACCTTTGGATCAATCCCCCAATATGGATTTAGGAAAACCAGTTATGGAACCAAATACTGATGGAGTAAAAGGTGGAGGATCTACACAAGTAGATGGTAGCATTGCTGAGCCAAAAAATGAACCAACAAAGATGCCCAAAGGTGGTGAAATATAAATACTAGCAGTTAATATTTTTGATATAAAATGGACGATCTTTTAGATATGATTGCTACTGGCGAATCATCATCACAAATTAGCGATAAGATTAAAGATTTATTATTTACAAAATCTGCAGAAAAAATCGATACTTTTAGACCTTCTGTAGCACAATCTCTTTTTGGCGAGACAGAAGAAGAATAGAAATTAATAAATAATTATTAAATGAACTATAAGAATAATGGCGCATAGACCAGTAGGTATAGGCACTTCACTAACCACGAGTGCCACTTCATCGATGTCAACTTCATTTACCGTTCAATCGAATGTAATGAGAGTGACTGCAGTTACTGCTGGAGCATTTGTGGCAATTGGAACTAATCCAACTGCCACAATTGGAGATTATTATATTCCTGCAGGAACTTCAGCAACTCTTGCGATGACAAAAGCATCAAATAGAGTTGTTGCAATTACGACAGGAACTACAACAACAATTTCTGTTCCAGAAGGAACTCAAGTTCCATTTGGAGTTGGTGATTATGTAACCTTAACTGGATCTACATATCACAATTTTATTCATCAACCAGTAATGTCTGTTGATACATCCTCCTATGTAGGAGGTTCTTATCAAACTACCTTAGTAGTTAATTATGATAGTAGTGGTATTTTAACAGCATTCTCTCCATATGGAACAAGTGCTGGTGCAAGTTTAGTAATGTCGCAAAGATTGGCAGCAAAGACAGAAGGAAGTGCTGGTATTGTTTATGCTCAACAAGTACAAATTTCAGGTCAGGCATGATGAAACTTATTACAGAAGAAATTGAATCAGTAGAAGTTATTACCGAAAATGTAAACGGTAAGAAAACTCTTTTCATTCAAGGTCCTTTCCTTCAAACGGAACAACCAAATCGTAATAATAGAGTATATCGCCTTGATGTAATGAAAAGAGAGGTTGAAAGATATACTATAAATTATGTAAAAAAGGGACGTGCTCTTGGGGAACTTGGACATCCTGATGGACCTACTGTAAATCTTGACAGAGTTTCGCACAAAATTATTTCTCTTACACAACAAGGAAATAATTTTATTGGTAAAGCACAAATCCTTCCAACTCCAATGGGAAAAATTGCAGAATCTCTTTTGAATTCTGGAGTAAC